AAACAAGTCGTCGATCTCCACGCGCGCAAGGTCTACACGAGCGGCGCGCGGCCCCCGTCGGCGCACATCGTCGTCGAGGCCGCCGATCTGCCCGACGTCGAGGCGCCGGATCTCTTCGCCGACGCGGGCGTATTCACCGAGGGGGATCCATGCCGCTGATCCGCTTGCAACTCGCCACGAAAAAAGACGGCGTGTGCCGGGCGCAAAACTGCCTCGCGCCGTTGACGTGGTACGCGACGCTCACCGGGCGCGCGATGCCGATGAACGCGGGCGCAACGCCGACGGCGCACGAACACGTCGCGATTCTCGTCGAGGGGATCCGTACGGTCGTCGAGGTCGGCGTATTCGACGCGAGCGAGTCGCATTGGGCGACGTGCCCGGCGCGTGAGGCGTTTCGGCAAAGGACGCGGCGATGATCGTCGAGTCGCATTTTCTCAACACGTGGGTCTTTCTCCGCGACGGCAAAGTGATCGACCTCTCGGGCATGCAGGTCGACGAGGCCGCGCGATTCGTCGCCGAGATCGAGCGATACACGAATCAAGGCGTCGTGATCGTCGAGGGCGGCGACGAAGTCGGCGCGCGGCGCGCGGCGGCGCCGCTGCGGGTGCGCGAGTCATGACGCCCAACGTGATCGACCCGACGCTCGACGTGCACGAGGTCGCCGCGATTCTGCGCGTCTCGACGCAAACGGTGTTCAAGCTCTGTCATTCCGGCGCGTTGAAATTTCAGCGGGTCGGCAACCGCTACCGATTCAAACGCGCGTGGGTCGAGACATTTCTCGACGCCGATCACATGGCGAAAAGGCCGCGACGATGAGACCAAACCTGAAATCACGAGCGAAAGGACGGATCCGCATGGCACGAACCGCAACCAGAAAATCTCCGCCGCCGCCCGCAAAAATCACGGGCAAAAAGCCGCGCGCGAAAGCGCAAGCCTTGCCGGGCATGGAGGATCACGCGATCAAACCGCTCGAAGAGATCGCCGAACAGTACGTCGAGATTCGCGATCAGCGGATGGAACTCACCGAGAGCGAGCACACGTTGAAAATCAACGCGCTAAAGCTCATGAAAAAGTACGGCAAGACGGTCTATCGGCACAACGGCGTCGAGATTCTCGTGATCACGGGCGAGGACGACGTCAAGGTGCGCGTACGGAAAGGCGATGACACCGCCGCCGACCTCGACCTCGACGAGCCCGCGCCCGACAGTGACGGCGTACGGATCGGCGACGTCGAGCAAACCGAGGAACGCCGCAACGCGGTCGACAGCGACACGGGCGAGTGATGCGGCGCGCGATCCGATTGTGGATTCAGCACCCCGCAGGCGTGCCCGCGTGCCTCGGTGTGTTCTATTCGCTCGACGCCGCCCTCGCCGCCGCGCGCGTGAGCGTGTTTCGCGGGCGAATCTGGATTGCCGCATAGGGGGGCCGTTTTCGACCCCCCCACCATCAACGAATGCACGTGGGAGATTTTCACTCATGGCGTACGCGACCACCACGCAAGTACCCGTCGAGCGGAGCCGCGCGGAGATCGAACAACTACTCGGGCGACACAAGTGCACGAAATTCGCGAGCGGCGTCGATCACGAGGCGCACCGCGCGACGATTCAATTCACCGCGAACAATCGGATCATCAAATTCGAGATCGCGTTGCCCGACCCGCGCGACCCGAAATACAAATGCGTACGCGGGAGCTATCTGCAACGCACGACGCAAGGCGTCGCGAAAGTCGTCGAGCAAGAAACGCGCTCGCGATGGCGCGCGTTGCTGCTCGTCATCAAGGCGAAATTGGAGTCAATCGACAGCGGGATCGCGACGTTCGAGGATGAATTTCTCGCACACGTCCTCTTGCCGAATCAGGAAACCGTTGCGGAGTACATCGGCCCGTTGGTCGCGCGCGCGTACGAAACCGGACGCATGCCGACCTCGCGACAACTCGCCGAGGGTAAAGTCGTCGACGCGGAGAAACCCTAAAAATGCGCGTCGACGCACGGCGAGATTGGTATTACGCGCGTTGCCTCGAACGAGCGCGGGCGGCATTCGTCGAGATACGCGGCGCCGACGCCGTCCCGACTCGCGCGCGCGAGATCGCGCGACTGCCCGCGAAATCATGGCGCGGCGTGCGCGTGTACGCGATGACGTGCGAGGGGCCGTTCGGACGTGGGCCGCACGTTCAATTCGTGCCCGAATACGTGTTGTGGTCGCTGATCAGTCTGAGGCATTTCCTTTGCCCGTATCACCGATGAATATCCTAGACATTGTCGAGGAACCCATGAGCCCACACCGCAAACTGCGCACGTTGCAACGGCGGCTCGACTACCTCGACGCGCAACTCGATATCGCCGTGCCGCGCTGCCCGCGCACGCAAATGATCGAGGCCGAGGCGTGCGCGTTACAGTGGGCGATCTCCGTGCTCGCGCCGGTCGTCGAGCACGGGTGCCTTATCCACCCCCCCACCGTCGACCATGCACGCGCCGATATCGAGGGGGTGCATTTCCACCCACCCACGGCGACACGGCAACGCGGATGACATTTGCCCCGCCGCGCCCGTGCGCTCGCTGTGGTCGGCTCGTCCTCGGTCGTCGCTGTACCCGCTGCGATGGGCAGTACGACAAGGCGCGCGGCACGGCGCACGCGCGCGGCTACACACGCGAGTGGAGTGCATACGCGCGGGCATGGCTCGCTCGGTTCCCGTGGTGCGGCCAACGCGCCGACGGACAACTGCACATCGAGCACAGTCGTTGCGCGCAACGTGGCGAGCGCGTGCGGGCCGAGGTTGTCGACCACGTCGTACCGATGGTCGAGGGCGGCGCATCAATGGCGGCGAGCAACTCGCAATCGCTCTGCACCTCGTGCAACACGGCGAAAGGAATTGCGGATCGCAAGTCAGCACGCGCCGCGCGCGAGGCGGCGACTCGGTCGGCTCGGCTCGACGCCATCGGGGGCGCGGCGCGCGACGCGGTCGGGGGGGCGCGAAAATCCCTGCAACCGCGCGAGCCTGAAACCGGTCCCAAGCTCGCTCGCACGACCGCAAATCGACCATTTGGGGTTTTTGACCGAGGCGACCCCGACCGTATAGGCGCCTCTCAGAGCGTCGAGGCGGTCGACCCGTCCAACCCTCGACCCGAGGCCGCCGCGCCTCACCACGGCCCGCCGGGCGCGTTGGCGGGGCACAATAGTCGACGGCGGCAACGGCGGCCGTAGTCGGTTGCTCGGGTGCCCGCGCCGATTACAAATTCGTAATTGGGGAGTGTCAAAAAATGTCACGTCACGCCACCCCGACCGCCCGCCGGTTGCTTGAGGGGAACCCCGGCAAGCGTCCGATCAACCTCGAAGAACCGCACCCGCCGCCGCCCGAGGCCGGGTTCGACGCGCCGCCGCCGGAACTCGACGGACACGCCGACGCGATCACCGAGTGGGCGCGGCTCGCGCCGATGTTGCGGCAAGCGGGACAAGTCACGCTCGCGGATCGCACGGTGCTGATCGCGGTGTGCCTCGAATGGGATCGCTATCTCATGGCAACGCGCGAGGTCGCGAAACAAGGGCTCATCACGACGTCGCCGAACGGGTACTCGACGACGAACCCGTTTCTTGTGATCGCGTCCAAGGCGTTGGCGGCGTGCTCGCGGTTGTGGCCGGAACTCGGGTTGACGCCGTCGAGCCGCGTGAAACTGAAAACGTCGCCGCTCGCGCCGGGCGCCGACCCGTTCACCGAGTTCGACGATCAGGTGCAGTGATGAACGACCTGAACGACCTGTATTTCCCGAACGTGCGGTGCGAAGAACACCCCGACGAGCCGTTGCGCCCGGGGTTTGCGGTGTGCCGTCACGTGCTCGACGCGGGCGCGCCCATCGCGCACTATCACAACGCGTCGCCGCGCGCGCTCGGGGAAATTCTGTGCGACGGATGCATCGGCCTGCCCGACGCGATGCGCGTGGGGGATCTCCGGTTGATTTGCGCGCGGTGTGTCGAGACGCTCCTCGCGCGGCACGCCCCGCACCCATGACTCAACGCGCCGAATTGATCACGCTGATCGTGATGCTCGCGCTGCTCGTCGGCGCGGTGCTGTTCGGCGTGTGGTACTACGCGTGACACCATATTACGATCACGGCGGGATCACGATCTACCACGGCGATTGCCGCGACGTGCTCCCCGTGCTCGACGCGACCGCGATAATCGTGACCGATCCCCCGTATGGGATTGCCGACGATCCGATCACCGTCGGCGATGCGGACGGATGGCGTCGCGGCAAGCGGCGCGGTCAGTCGAATACCTATCATCCGGCGTCGACGTGGGATCGCGAACTCGATCCCTCGTGGTTGCCGCTCGCGATGCGGTTTCGGATCGTCGCGCTGTTCGGACATTGGCGGAAACGGCGCGCGTTCGAGGATACCGTCGGCATCGAGCCGCGCGTCGAGTTCATTTGGGCGAAAGATACGCACGTCGGGCCGCCGTGCCCCGCCGCGATGCAAGACGAGCGGGTGTGGGTGTTCGCGCGCGAGCCGTTCACGCCGCAACGGTTCGAGACGACGGTGTGGAATGTGCCGATCATCCCGACGTGGAAATACAAGCATCACAAAAATCAGAAACCCGAATCGTTGATGCTGCGGTTACTCACCTGGTTGCCGGTCGGCCCCGTGATCGATCCATTCATGGGGAGCGGGACGACGCTCCTCGCGGCCAAACGCCTCGGGCGCGCGGCCATCGGGATCGAAATTGATCACCGCTATTGCGAGATCGCCGCCGAGCGCGTGCAACAAGAGGCGTTGCCGTTTGCGAGCCCATGAACACCATCGACGACTACGCGCGGCGCGTCGTCGCGGGCAAGGTGCTCGCGGGGAAATATCACCGCCTCGCGTGCGAGCGGCATCTCCGCGACCGCATGCGCGAGGACACAAGACGATTTCCGTATCGATTCGACCTCGCGCGCGCCGAGCGGTTCTTTCGATTCGCCGAACAGTTGCGGCACTACAAAGGGGAATGGGCCGGGCGCCGCGTCGAGTTGCAACCGTGGCAACGGTTTTGGTTGGGGTCGATGTTCGCATGGGTGCACGTCGACACCGGGTTGCGCCGGTTCCGTACGGTCTACGGCGAGATCCCGCGCAAGAACGGCAAGAGTTTGATCGCGGCGATTGTCGCGCTGTACGTCACGTTCTTCGATGGCGAGCCCGGCGCCGAGGGGTTCGTCATCGCGACGAAACGCGCGCAAGCGAAAATCGTGTTCGCCGATTGCAAACGCCTCGTGCAGTCGAGCGGGTTGCGGTCGCGGATCATGGTGCTGACCGGCAATCTCAATTACGACCGCATCGCCGCGAAACTCGAACCGCTCGGCGCCGACAGCGATTCGACCGACGGGCTCAACCCGCAAATCGTGGTCATCGACGAAGCGCACGCGATGAAAAATCGCGGGATGATCGACGTCATGGAGACGGCGACCGGCGCGCGCCGTCAACCGCTCTTGTTTTGGATCACGACCGCCGGATCGGATCCGCTGACACCATGCGGCGATCAACACCACTACGCGTGCCAAATTCTGGATCGCGTGATCGTCGACGAGACGTGTTTCGCGTTCATCGCGCACGCCGACGACGACGACGATCCGTTCGTCGAGCGCACGTGGAAAAAAAGCAACCCCGGATACG